CCGACCAATCCCCTGGCATATTTGCGCACCAAAAAAGGCATGACCGTCCAGCAGCTTGCGGATGCGATTGGCATGAGCCGAGGAAACATCTGCGACATAGAAAAAGGACGACGACAGATTGGGAACCTCACGCTTAATACTGCGATTAAACTTGCTGATGCTCTTGAGGTCGATGATCTAAGGAGGCTGCTGATGTGATTAAACGATCTTGCGTTATCTGCGGGAAAGAGTTTGAGTGCTATCCGTCTGACAAAAAGCATACATGCAGCAATGAGTGCAGCGCTAAATACCGCAGCCAACAACACATGGGCGTATCAAATAATTGGAGCGATGACGCAAAAAAATCGCTTAAGCAAAACGATCAGAGACGCGCGGTGATGTATAAGTTGCAGCCGATCGGAGTTGCAGCAGCCCTTATGGATCCGCAAAATCAAAGAGGGCCGCAGAACCGGAATTCGCACATTTGGCTGCTGGTGTCTCCGGAAGGGAACGAGATCGAAGTTGTAAACCTTTTGGACTGGGTCAGGAATAACTATCGGCTTTTTGAGCCTGATACCATTGATCCAGAAAAATCAATTACACGCATACGCACTGGATTTTCGGCGATCGCATCATCGATTAACGGAACCCGAAAAGGACGGCCATCGATGAGCTACAAAGGATGGACGTTAAAATACGCAGCAAAAAAGAGCGGGACACCCGAATAAGGTGCCCCGCTTTATTACTGATAGGTAATATTTAGTTTTCCTTGACTTCCGGCAGACCGGCAATGCTGGTCAGCAGCGACAGGATACCGGCCAGCGCCGAAGCGGATGCAACCAATACCCAGTTGACGTCGCCGAGGGCTGCTGCCGTGCCGATGGTCGCAGCTGCGGTCTGTGCTACGGTTTTGATTGCGCGGATGCCCGCGGCCTTGATCCAGAGTTTCCAGTTTTTCATGATTCATTCCTCCATTATTTCAGTATCAGCGCCAGAATAGTGCCGACCAGACCTGTTGCAAGCGCGGTCAGCGCTGCCGCAATCAATTTATCCTGCAGCTTTCCGGGCTTGTCCGTAATGGCCTTGACGTCCGTTTTGATCTCCTCCACGTCCGTCTTGACGCCTTCCAGACGTTCCCCCATTTTACCCACAGCGACGGTCAGCGTGCGGAGATCTCCAACCTCGTGTTCAAGCGTGTCAATGCGCTTGTGTGCGCTTTTAGCGCTGTCCAGAGCCTGCTGCGCGATGTTATTCTCATCCATGCTCACACCTCCACGCTCCACGTCGCCGCGATATTGCTCCATCCGGCGTAGGTCCTGCCGTTAATCGTGACAATTACCTTGCCCCATGTGACATTACCCTCTTTGACTGTATCTGTGACCAGGAATACCGTGCCGACCGGCATATCCTTGTAAACGAGGTTGCTGTTGTTTGCAAGGCTCCGTGTGCTGCGCAGATTCAATTCTTTTGTTACTTTGCGGATCATGTACTTTTCCCCCTCATGCGCTCCTGTCAGAGCGTTATTGATTTGTGACTGCTGCATTACCGGCAGCTTTTTTGCGCCTGTCAGATAAGGGAGCGGGTCGACCAATACGCCGTCTATCCAGATGCTGACATGCAGATGCTTTCCGTCTGCAAGCGCTCCCGTGTTGCCCTCAATGCCTATCTGTGTTTTGCCTACAGTGACCTTCTGGCCGACTTTTACGGAGATCGTAGCAAGATGGTAATACGCGATTTTAACGCGTCCTGCGCCGTACTGGACGACTTTCCCGAGGCTTGCACTGATGTAAGCCTGCAGCACGGTGCCGTCACAGATTGCGCAGACCGGATTTGACCATTGGTTTCCGACGCTGTCCACGCCGGTATGGCCGTTACCGTACAACCGGCTGATAAATCCACGCTTGTCCGTCATCAGCGCATAAGGCGGATAATTGTTGATCGTTCTTAGATATTTACCCATCATTCAACACCTCCCTCCGCCGGATCCTCTACCGTGGGCGCATCACCCCAAACTGCCAGCACCGCAGACAGGTACGGCTCCGGCAGCTCTGCGGCGATCTGTTCCCGCCCGGCAGCGCTATTAGCGTATGCGCGACGATGCGGCTCGCCGATCTCGTAGGTCGACCCCTCTGCAGTTATGGTCTTTTGCCTTTTGATCGACACGCTGTTTTTGGTCAGAGCGTCAATTGTGATAGTCTCCTGCATTGTTTACCCCCTATTATGATATCTGATACCAGCCGCTTAATTGTACGGACGCTGCGCCCGTCGGGTACTGCGTTGTAACGGTATGCAAATCTGTTGTACCGCTCGTACCCACCAAACAACGAATAAAACTGTTGTTTGGTTCTGCTCTTAACGCGATGCGGTAATTTATTGATCCGGTCACGGTGTCCAAGATTCCTGACATAAAGGCATATTTTGCCGGGGTGAATGGGACGCCACCGACAATCAAACCATTGCTGCTGAGAGTTGCCTTGGATGTGCGTAGCTCGCATTGGATGTATACCATTTTTCCAATTTTAAAATATGATCCAGACTGAGTGGTATAAGTAAATGTCCCGTACAAAAACCTTGGTGTCCATGTCCCGTATTCCAGATCTTTTGCAGTCAGGATATTATAAGCGGTATAGGTTGAGTCTCCGTCATCTTTACCGGGCAAATAATAATCCGCATAATATCCGTTTGTGTTTGTGGATCTTATTGACAATTTGTTATAGTCCGTACCGTTGACGATATAGTTAAACAGCCACCACTTGCGGTTTTCGTCCAAAGTTGAAGGCATGTATAACCCGCCGTTTGCATCACCTTGCGCGTATAACGCTTTAGCTTTTGCGCTGCCGGAAAAATAAGCATTCATGGCGCAGTCTAATCCCTCTTGCGTCGCCACTTTTCCAATCGCGATTCCCTTGCCGGATGAGTGGAAGTCCATCAGCACAAACGCGATCGGGACGTTGGTGGCTTTTATCGTGCTGCTGATCGCGTCGGTTGCTGTCACTTCCACGTTCCAGATACTGTCAACCTCGCAGGCGATGACCGGAGAGGTGAAGCTCGCACCGGATCCAGTGAGAGTAGTCCAGTCGCTGTCCGATTGCTTTTTGTAGCGCACCGAGTAGCTGACGGAGTTTGCGCCGTTGAGATCGCTGATCGTACAGCTGGCCGAGATGCGCATGTAAGCGCCCTCCTGATCGTGGGTACCGTCCGACGCGCAGCGTACTGCAGCGATAGACAGCGTTGGCGCGGCGTAGGGGAGCACAGCGATTGACTTGACCACCTGCTCAGACGGTCTGCCGCGGGAGTCCGTAACCCACACGGTGACCTTTCGGACGCCTGTCAGGCTGACGGCGTCGCTCGTTGCGGGATTGCCGCGGTAAGTGCCGTCGGTGGCAGCTACGACCGTTGTGTAACTGCTGATCGTCGAGCCCTGCGCGCCGGATGCGGTGATGTCCGCCTTGACCTTGCTGTATCCCTGCACATAAGCGCCATAGGTGTCCGCGTATCCCGTCGGATCCGAGAGCGTGTAAGAGCAGTACGGCTTGACCGACGACGGGATTGTATAGGTTACCGCCAGCGGCTTGCTGCCGATGAGCGTGCTGCCGTTATAGGTAGACAGGGTAAACGTCACCGTCACACTGTCGCCGCTCGTGTTTTGAGCGGCGAGGCTGAGTGGGGGTGTAAACGTACAGCTTGTTGCGATCCCGCTCGACGCGCTCAGGCCAGCGGTCTGGTTTTTGAGTGAGCCGCAGCTGTAGGAGAGGGAATGGGTAAAGCTGGACGACGCGCGGCTGATGGTGAGCGGTTGCGCGGTGCCAAGCGTACCGTCCGCAGCGCTCAGCGAGGACGCCCTCGGGATCGTGTCGAGGGTGAAGCTCTGGCTGCCGGATACGTTAACCGCGCCGTAATAGATGGCGGCGGACACGGAGGCGGTGAAGCTCTTTGTACCGTCGCTGTTGTGCGCGATTGTGATCGACCCGCTGGCGACCGTCGTGCCGGAATAGAGCTTGATGCGGGTGCTGGAGCTGTAGACCGTCGTGCCATTGATGACAACGGTAAACGGCCCAGACATATACCAGTAAGTAGTAGAGCCACCGGCGCCTTTGAGTGACCAGTTAAGCGTAGAGGTGTTGTTGTCGATGCTGTAGGACGACCGGCTCCAGCTCAGCGTCAAATAACGTTTGTGGTCGCTTGCGCCGTCAATGTTAAAAGATGAGGTATTAAGGGATCCATTCGTTGCCATCAGCTCACCACCTTTTTGAAGGATAGATTTCCACCGGATCCAGGAACAAAGGCAAAGTTGCCGATACGGGCGGACGTTGTAAACTCGGCCTCGGTAACGTGGAACTGGTTATTGCTAAACCACGCGACCTCCTGACCGCTCTGGAGAAAGCTCATTTTGTCGTTCTCGATGCGGAGGGTGATCTCGTTGCCCTCCTCGCCGAGAATAATGTCCCCTTCAACAAACCGGATGTACTTGGTGCGCTCGTTGTATTTGCTTTGCAGGTCTCCGTTGACGTCGTTGATCTGCTCCGTAACCGTGCGGAACGACATCTCGATCTGGCTGGCGGTCTGGGCGAACATGGTTGAGACCTCTTGACGGTAGCTCTCAAAGTCTCCGGTCTGAACGTACTGCTCCGAGGCATGCATAATGAGCGCTTGGCAGGTCTGCAGCACCTGCGTGATCTGCTCCGTTGTTGTCTGGGTGACGGTTGTGATATCGCGGGAGTTTTGCTTGATATCGGCGATCTGTCCATCGATCTTTTCGGCAGTCGCTGCCTGCTGGGCCTTGTTGAGATCCGTCTGCGTGATAGCTGTCCGACCGAGCGTCAGCTGCGTGTTGCCGGGATTAAGGATATCAGGCTCCAGCTCCATGAGCGGGTATACGTCAGCAAAGCCGTGAGGAGCGCTTGTCTGACGGACGTACCGCCCAACCCGGAACGACGGCAGCGAGTCATCCTCGCAGTGCAAGTCTGCCGCCCGGACGGTGATCGTCTGCGCCATACCTGCAGCCGCAAGCGCTGCCGAAGCCTTAGTGAGCAGATTATCCGCCAGCGTTACGTCACCCCAAGTCATGACGTGCGTGATCCTGCCGTACTTAGCAACGGCTGCCCGGCTGTATATGGTTTTGCCGCTCTTGACCAGATCGGAGTTGATGTCGCCGTCATCAAGGCTGTCAATGGTCAGGCCATCTGCGCCGATCGGAAGAATCACGCTGTAGATCTCGGAGGCATCCACCTCGCTGACGAGATCGAGCAGGTTGTCCCCGAAGGTCACCTGCTGCACGTTGGTCAGCGGCAGATCGGCATAATAGTCGAGATAGGTGCCGTCGTCCTCATACCGCGGAAGCAGATATCCGCCCAGCGCCGTGCCGGTCAACTTGCCGGTTATCACATCCCACGCGGTGCTGTAGTCTGTGCATCTGCGAGAGATGTAATTGTTGGCGTCGGTCACGGTCACGGTGCCGAGGTGGATCTGCTGGGCATCGGTGACTTGGGCGTTGTGCTGAGAGAGCACCCAAGCCAAGAAATGCTCGACAACGTTGCCGTTGACGGCGGCCGCCTCGTAGTCCTCCGAGTCGATAACGTCGTCAGGGTAGTTATACGGAGGGATGATGCTGTCATTGAGGCAGGCCAGCAGGCCCTCCGTCTCGATGCTGCGGGACAGGTCAAAGTTTTTTGTGTCGCGCGTGATACGACCGCGGAATATCGGCCGACCGTCCTCGCGCAGCTCTACCGCACCAGTCATAAAGCGGATGCCCTCCGCGGACGGGTGATCCGCGTCGATCACAAATGACATCGACCCAGGCTCCCCAACGGCGAGGTGAACATAGGGATCTCGGATTCTGTACGCCTCCGCGCGTGGATCGTGAAGAAGAAGGCCGTTATAGTGCGCGGTATACATTAGAGCGACCCCTCCCTCCACGATACGCTGATGGTGCCGGTACCGCTTGTAACCTTTGCTTTGAGCTGCTGATCTCCGCTCATATAGAGACCCGGGAGGAGATGCGTGCCCGCACTAACTGTCGCGGTGGTGTCCCCCCATTTGAGGCTGGTCTCCTGCTCAACGGTGACCTCCGGGATCAGCGGCATGGCACCAATAGACAGGTTAAGCGTTTTATAGCTGGTGGACAGGTCGCTCCGGCTCACGGTTGAGATGGAACTGGCGAGCTTGTACGGCTTGCAGATTGCCTTGACGGTGATCTGCTGCAGTAGCTTGTCGCTCGCGTAGCTATCCACTTTTATGCGGCCATCAAAGTACCAGTCACCGATGCCGTCGGGAACGATTTGGAGGCGCTTGCCGTTGATGGCGTTGCTGACCTCGCTCTGCTTGGCAGACCAGTCAGCGCCAGGATACAGGGCAAACGTCCACACGATCTCACGATCGTTGTATTTTACCCCTACGCCGAGCGCCTCTGTGAGATCCTTTGTCCCGTCCGCACCGGGGATGTCGATAAGGTTGAGCTTGGGGGACGCTGGGCTAATCTCGATTTTTTGCTGAATCAAATGCAGGTCAGCGCTGCTGTGCAGCGACCCGAACATTGTACCTTTTGCCATGCTTTACCCCCTCGCTTTTTGTAGCTGAAGCTGCCCGAGTTTTTTGTCCATCGGACGGACAATCCCTCCGACCAGTGCACCGGTATCGAGGTAGATGCCCATGCCGAGCAGCTGATCGACGGCGTGCAGGATATCCATCAGCAGCGCCTCGACGCGCTTGCTGCCGGTGCCGCCCATCGCGGTGTCCATGTCGCGGGCGACGGCGGAGATCCATTTTTTGTTTTTATCGAGCGGAACGACGGCCTCCGCTCCGTTACCCTCAAGAAGGCCGGTCTGGCCTTTTTCCAGAACCGCACCGGTCTCAAGGTGCGGAATCTCTCCGATATTGATGCCCTTCCCGCCCACGACCGGAACCCAGTCTGGGATCTTGATTTTGTTGAGCGACCTGATAAAGATATTAAGTCCGTCGACGATCCAGTTGATCGGGATCTTAAAGACGTTTTTAATGCCCTCCCAGATCGATGCAAAAATCTTCTTAACGCCTTCCCACGCTGATTTCCAGTCTCCGGTGAATACACCTTTAATAAACTGGATAAGCCCGGAAAAAACGCCCTTGATCATATCGATGCGGCTCATAATCAGGTCGATTGCGCCCTTTACCGTATTTTTGAGCATCTCGGAGAGATTTCCAAAAGATACCTTTAACGGCACGAGGGCGACCTCGATCACCTTTTTGATCACATTGATGAGCGGAGTCAAAAGCCCGTTGATCAGCGTCGCGATCGGCTCGAGAATGCCAACAATCAGATCAAGGATCGGCTGCAGCAGCTCCAGCAGCGGGCTGAGCAGATCGAGGATCGGTTGCAAAATAGTAAGAAGCGGAGGAAGAAGCTGCTGAACAACCTTTATAAGAGGAGGCAAAAGAAGTTGCAAAAGCTGTATTATTACAGGCAAAAACTCTTGCACGATCTGAATTACAATGGGCATAACAGCCGTTATCAGATCAACAAGCATTGGAAAAATCTGCTCCGCAAGGCTCATCAATGGAGGTAGCAGTCCGCCCATCAGTTGAGAAATGGAAGGTGTTAGTTTGTTAAACAATGCTTCTATCTGTGGCAAGTGTTCAATAATAAAATCTGCGATCTTTTGAATAATCGGAAAAAGCGAAGAACCCATTCGCGTAACAATTGCAGAAAATGCTTGCTTGATGTCGTCGATCGTATCGCCGAGTTTTACACCAGCATCAACGGCCTCATCGCTCATAACCAGCCCGAGTTCATGCGCTCTTTGTGTAAGTTCCTTCATTCCATTCGAGCCCTGATTAAGCATCGGCATCATTTCAGATCCGCTCTTTCCAAAAAGGGCATTTGCTAATGCGGCTTTCTCCGTTCCGTTTTCCATGTCTGCGAGTGCGTATATTGCCTCGTTCATCATGGTTTCTTGATCTTTTAGTTTCCCAGAGCTATCATAAATCGAAATGCCCAACTCTTTAAATGTTGCAGCCGCTTCCTTGTTTCCTCCGGCTGCGCTCTCCATCTTTGATACGAGCGTCTTGATTCCGATTTGAAGCTTGTCAACGTCCATGCCATTTTGACCCATTACATAGCTCCACTCTTGGAATCCCTGCTTTGATAATCCGATCTTTTGGCTCATCTTATCTATGTTATCAGCAACAGCCGCAGAATCTGTTACCAGCTTAACACAACCTGCAGCTGCGGCTGATGTCCCTGCAACTATAGCGCCGCCCCACTTTGCAGCTGTCTTGACCCCATTTGCAAGGGTTTGTCCGACGCCCTGAGCGTTTTTGTCGGTTTTCGCGATGCTATTGTTGGCTTGTTCATTATCGACAAATATCGATCCTACGAGCTTAAAAATTTCAAGCGCCATTCTTTTCCTCCTCTCTCTGGAATTGTCGCTCTACGTCATCCAGCTCCGCCATAATCTCGCTCACAGGCCTGCGGTCAATATCCGCGCCGGTGACATGCGCCTTGTAGTCATCAAAGCTGATCTGCTTATCCCCGACGGCCATGACCGGAAGCTGGATCGCCCATTGAAGGAAGATGCGCTCGTCGCGCTCTTTTTCCTGCGCTTTGCGGATCAGCGCGATGCCATCCGGAAGGTCGAGACTCATGATATAGCTGATATCGTGGTATCTGTGCAGCAGCAGGTCGAACAGGTCTTCTGGATCCGTGCCGCCGCAAAATTGAAAAAACCGGCAAGGTCGTTATCCTTTGCCAGCTGCTTTAGATCGTCTAAAAGAACCGGGATAGGAAGGTCAGCCACCTCGGCCGGAGTCATCTCAAAGGGTCCGGAAAGGAAGTTATAAAGGTGCTGCTCGCCATCTGCCTCCGTGGCGAGATCAAACACTCCCCACAGCAGATCAAAGCCCTTATCCCATGCCTGAGCCATATTGTCACTGTTTTTGGCGATCTCCTGCACACGGTCTTTGATCCCTAAATGCTTGAGACAGCGGCAAAATGCCGGGATGTCGCTGGTCTTAAGTTTGCGCATAATTTTTTCCTCCTAAAAAAATAGCGGCCGGATTGCTCCGGCCGCCTTAAGTGTTACGAGCTGGCGGTCGTGATGCCCGCGTACAGATCAGAGATCTTGGTGATCCACTGCAGCGCGTTGAGCTTGAGCTTGGGGCGTCCGCCCTCCTGCACAATGCGGTCTTTTACCGCGCCGGGATCCTCGTCCGCATTGATCTCTCGATACTCGCGCTCAACGGTAAACTGTCCGCCGCCGCGGGTAAGGCCGACGCACTCTGCGTCCGTGGTGCTGGTGCCAACATAGAACTTGCCGACGCCGAGCAGGATCTCTCCGTTTCCGGCGGTGACACCGTCAGCGATCTGGATCGTCCACGGCTCGGTACGGTTGCCAGCGGCGAGTTTTTCGTCGTCATAAACGCCTTCAAACTCGATTTCCGGAACGACGTCATCCTTTTCCGAGAATTTCCAGTCCGGATTACTCTTGCAGATGGCCTCCGGGATCGTGATCGTGATCGCCTGTCCGCCCTTAGTTTTGCCGACCCACTTGACGAACTTGTAGTCCGTCGACGCAACGACGCCGGAGCCGGTATAGGTTACAGCTGCCATGTTTTTGCCTCCTTATCTGTTTTGATAGTTTTGCACGTTAAAGTGCAATTGTACGTGCTGGATGTCCTTGTCAGAATCCTCGACGTAATAGCGAGAGTCCCGATAGATCGTCGGGAGGATGGTCGCTTGCGGAAGGTTTGCTGCGTTGAGCAGATCCTCGATGTCGTCCGCGATGCTGTCGACAGCCTTGGTGTCAGTCGATTGATCCCAGATGTCGATGCACAGATCGATGTCATCCCTCTCAAGGTCTCCAAGGTTTGCACGGGACAGTGAGAACACTTTGTACGGGAACGCAGCCGTATCAGGTGCGCGCTTGTAGTATGTCGCGCCGCTTGTGGTTGCAAGCTGGCTCTGCAGCAGCTTGCGAAGGTCTGCAGTTTTGTTCAATCATCCTCACCCCCGCCTTGATAATCATCCTCGCTGTCGATCATAGACAGAGCCCGGGCCTCATCCTCCAGCGCGCTGAGATATTTGCTCTCAATCTCCACGATTTTGGGAATGTTGTCATAAACGCTGCCGCGCAGGATTCCGCGCTTTGGCTGGTTACGGTCACCGAGCTCTTGCTGCGTGCCGTACCACGTGCCATGCTTGATCCCGACCTGCAGGTCGCACTCGTTTTTACGGGCCCAGTACTGGAACGAAGATGTCTTGCCGCGCACGCGTTTGCTCTTTTTTAGTCCGGGAAGTTTCATGGCCTCCGCGTTTGCAGTGCGGCTGACAAATTTGCCGACGTCCCGAAGGGCCGCCCGCGTAAGCTCTCGAATAGTGTACTGCGCGCGGTCGACGCTACTGGTATATACAACATTTCCCTTTTTGAATTTGATGACGCTCTTTGGCACGCTCATGACTTGTTGACCTCCCGGTAGCAGGTCAGCTCCAGTTGTTGACCTTTGCGGTAGGTGCGCAGAACGTGGTATCTCTCACCATCGTACTCGACCAGCTTTTCTCCGGTATAATCGTAATAGTCGGCCAATATAAATTTTATTTCCGGCTGCAGCCCGGAGGCGGCAGCCTGATAAAACTCTTTGGCTCCGATACTGGCGACCTCACAAAAAACGGAGCGCTTGGTCTCGGTGATTACGGGATCGCCCCAAGCGTCGACGGCTTCGTTGATGGAAACCAGCAGAAGAACATCAATCATTTGCGGCACCTCCGTATCCGGCGGCCATCATGAGGCAGCTCTTTAAGGCGTTGTATCGATCCATATACGCCGATGCTTTGCCGGTGTCATCAGTATAATTAGCCCTGCAGTACAATTTGACAGCTGATAAAATTGTCACGTCGGAGTCGTCTGGTTTGCTTACTCCACAGATCGAGAGATCCGACAAGCAGGCGTCGATGGTGTCGCTGATATCTGCATCAAGCTCATTGTGCTTGATCCGCAAATCTTGCTTGATCTTTGCAAGGGCTGCTGTGCTCGCCATGTGGTCACCTCCTAAACAAAAATACAGGCGGAGCGGTAGACGCCCCGCCATTGCTGACATTAAGCCGTTGCGCGAGTGTAGCGCACAAACGCAGCAGTCTCCGCCAGTTTACCATCGGCCAGCGCAAGCACGCGGTAAACGCGGGAACCGGTGCGGAACGCAACGGAATCATCTGCGGTGATGGCCGGCGCCTTGGCGATGTTGAGCTTGTAAGCTCTCAGGTCACCAAACAGGATGTTGTCCGCCGGAACCATGTCGTCGATAATGACCGGATAACCGAGGATGTTGAACTTGGACGGGCTCTCCGCATCGGTATGGATCACCGGCTTGCCGGAGTTGTCGACGATGCCCATCACGTCGGTGTAAAACAGCGTGCGCGGCATGATAAAGCATGCATTGGCCGCATACTTGGTGCCGAGGGAGCTGATAATCGTGATGAGATTTGCATAGGTCGCTTTGGCCTTGGTAAAGGTACCGGTCGCAGAGCTGAGCTCGGTCACGATGCCTTTGGCCTGATTGACGCCGGTACCGTTGATGACTGCGTTGTCGAGCGCAAGCTGCATCTTGTTGGCGAGGCGGTTAACCAGCCAAGTCTCAAAGGCGCCGATTGCCATCGCCTCGACGTCTGCGGTGATCTCGACGGTCTTGATCAGCTTATAAGCTGCAAGACTCACGGTCGTGATCGCGTCAGCGCTGTCAGTCGCCGCTGTGCCCATAGCTACCCAGTTGACGTCCGCAACGGAATCCTCGACCGGGATGGATACGTTGCCCGGGATGTGAGTAAGGTCAACGCGGGACAGCAGCGGGCTGTCGTCCAGTCTGGCGATGATCTTGTTGAGCGTCTGCGTCGGGATAGCTCCGGACGCGGTAACGGCAGCGCGCTGCTCAGCGGTGAGCTGTCTGTGCTGCAGATCCATCAGATATGCTTCGCGGTATTCCGCAGAATCAACGGCAAATGTGCGATTTTCCATCTTTTTGTCCTCCTCTTTTGCTACAATGGTTTTTCCGGTGACCGCGCCGGTGGCGATGCCAGCACGCAGCTGCTGACGTTTTTGTACCTCGTCGAGAAGCTTCTGGCGCTCTGCATTCAGGTTTTTGACCTCATCCTCCAGAGCAGTCAGCGCGTCGCCGGTTGCGTTGTCGATCTCGTCTGCGATCGCAGCGAGTCGGGTGTTAATCTCGTCAATACGCATTTTTTGTACCCTCCTGTAGTAATACTTTAAGACGCAGTCGTCTGCGTCTGTCATTAAGCTCTGCCTCTCTCCGGGCTGCCATTCCGATCACTCCGTCGGCCCAGCTGCGAGCATTAATTTCCGTATTTTGGTTTGCCGGGATGCTGACCGCGGACACGTCAAAGATTTTTTTGACGCTGCGGTGGACGATCGTCCTCGTATCGGGATCAAAGTAGTACTCACCGAGGATAAAGCCCCAGCTCATCTTGGTGATCATGCCGGTGCTGATCTCCTCGTACAGATTGCGCGCCGCCTCCGTGCGTCCAAGGTCGGCAGCGGTAAACAACCCGACGTCATCAGGCTCGACGATCAGCGATCCGTTGCTCATGCGTGCCATGACGGTGCCCTCGTGATTGAGCTGCATGATGATATCGCTCATGTCGCAGCCGTCAAAACAGCCGGGCTCAAACCGCTCATAGATCGGACCGTCATAGTCCTCGTAAAGGACATACGGCTCATAGCGCGCCGCATATCCCTCGACGTAATAGTTTGAGTCAATGCGCTTGGCTTCCGGCGCCGTAAGAAAGATCTGCTGCGCGCGCACCTGCATATCGGTTTTAAACTTGGTTTTAGTCGCTGGAGTCATTGTCGTCTCCTCCTTCGGTTTCCGCTTCCGGCCTCGGAGCCGTCGCGGCGTTGAGCGCGTTTTGCGCAGCGGTTAGATCCGCTTGGAGCTTGGCCACCTGATCGAGTTGACTGATCTCGGTGTACTCTTTGCGGATATAGAACTTGTCGCCGTCCTCCACGTGAGGCAGCTGCCAGACATCCATAATCATATTGCGGCTAAACAGACCGCGATCGAACATCTGAGAGCTGACGTTGAGCTTGTCTTGGTTGGTCATATACTGCAGGCGGTTTGCCGTCCACACGATCCCGTTTCCCCTCGCGCGCTCCGTCTGTGTAAAGGTCATGTTTGTCATCGCCTGACTGAGCTGGATCGCGAAGGGCTCAAGCTTGCCCTCGTAATAGGCCGCCCAAGAGTCACCGACACTCTTATTTTGCAGGATGTCCTCGTTGCACCCGAAGTAATTATAGACGCGCGTCTGGATGATCTGCATCTGCTCCGGGTTGACGACCTGCGGAGAGGATTTTATCTGCTGCACGTTGGAGTAGGTATTTGGGAATAGCGCTAGGCCGCCGGAATCCGGGCCGAGGTTTTGCGCGACAAATTTTTCCCGCTCCTTGCGGAGATCCTCTGCCTTTGCAAAGTTGTTGACGTTTGCCATAAACCGGAAGCTTGCGCTGTTTTTGATCCCCTCCTCGATACCCTGCCGCTGCATATCGATGAGCTGAAGCGTAGGGCGGAGGGCGTCATTGTTTTCGCCGATGAGGTCGCTGTTATATAGATATTTGCTCACTATGCCGCAGCGGCTCAGCTCGATGGCGGCTTTTTCCCCCGTGCCAAACGTATACCTGACCCACGGCTCGCCAGAGCAGGATACGATCTCGATCTGCTGAGGATTGAGCGGGTAAAACCCGACGGTGTTGTCATTTCCGTCCAGCACCGGAGCAATAAACACCGTGTTCTGGGCGTCGTAAATCGTCGCGGTCTTATAAATGAACTGCGCGGACGTCATCAAAAAATTGGGTTTGCTGTCCAGCAGCTTTTGGATCCCTCGGAGATCTGCCCCGGTCACGGTGGGGAGGAGCTTGGACGCGTGATTTGCGAACGCGTGAATGCACGATCGCGTCAGCTCCATCTCATACACTCCGCCGTCGTAGGTGGAGAATACCGGCGTGTACCCGTCAAGCATCTGGAAGTAACCGTCTATCCTCTTGAGGTTACCCGGCCGGAACAAGAGCTCAAATGCTCCGCGGGCCCGTTTTGCAAAATTACCCAAGTTTTTACCTCCTAACTATTCCGGAGTTGCTCTCCGATTTGATCACTGTACTTTTGCCGGACAGTCATGGCGTCAAGCACAGCCATGCAGCCGTCTATATGGCAGCGCGGATCAATTTTGACCGGCTGCAGTTTCCGGTTTTCTTCGTTTTGCTTGGCTGCGGTATTGAGGAAGTGCGCCTTGAGCAGATTGTTATCCCCGAGGATAAGCGTCTGGTCTCGCAGCAGACCGTCGACCTCCATCATTACCGGCGAGAGGTTCCACCCTTGGAAGACGTCATCCATGTGGAAGCCGTAAGCGGTCATCTGCTGCACCAGGTACTGCGAAGAATAACGGTCATAACCAACCTGCAGCGGAAGGATCTCGTAATCCTCCACGAGCTTGCGGAACCACGCGAAGCAGTCGTTATAGTCGACATAGTTTTCCCCGCTCGGCTGGATGATTCCCTGCTGGACGTAGATCCTATAGGGCACGCTCTCACGCTCCTGCAGCTCATCGATTTTGTTTGCAGGCATGAAAAATTTTGAAAATGTGTACAGCTTTCCGCTTCGCTCGATTATCACACAGCAAGAGGTGAGGTCGGTCGTCTGGCTCAGATCGATGCCTCCGACGCAATAGCAGCCGCGGAAGTCGTCGAGCTGGTAGCTTTGCCCGCATACCGCATCGATGACCTCGTAGGGGATCCACGCCTGCGCGCTGTTTTGCTTGATGTTGCAATATTTCGTCAAAAACTCGGCGCGCTTGCTGAGACTGTTCCGCGCGATTGCGATCTCCTCGACAAAAAAGTCAGGCGATACGCTTACGCCCATGTTTGGGTTGGCCTTGCGCAGCTCGTCGAGATCGTCCCACCTGCTGACGTCGTCGATAATGTACAGAATCGGCAGCAGACGCCGCTCCTCGCTGTTGCCCAGTAGGTACGCCGTGGATCGCATCATAAGCTCGTCATATGGGCCGTCGTTGACATAGCCCGCCGTGCTGATGCTCAGGATCATCGGCTGCTTTCTCGCTCCGAGCGCGGACTTCATTACCTCGTACTGCTTTAGGCCCTGCTCCGCTGGCCAGCTCGCGATCTCGTCGCAGACAGTCAAGTGCGGGTTAAAGCCATCCGATTTTTTTGCGTTAAAGGCCAGCGGTCTGATCGTCGTGTTTGTATCCTCAAGGTACACGTCAGACCGGCGGCGCTTGGCCAGTTCGTTAAGCTCAGGCTCGCGGCTGATCATCTTGTAGCAGTTTTCGTACACGATTGCCGCCTGCTCCAGTTTTGGAGCCAAGCAGTAAACGCGCGCGCCATACTCGCCGTCGAGATAGACCATGTACGCGATGCACGCCGACGCAAAAAGGCTCTTGCCGTTTTTGCGGCCCATGACCAGAAAAACCTCGCGGTATATCCGCAGGCCGTCCTCGTCGACGATCCCAAACATGAGGCTGACCGTCGCCTTTTGCCACAGTTCCAGAGTGATCAGGTCATCGCGCCCCTCGCAATGGTGGCAAAACGTCTCGATAAAATTGATCGCGTTGTTTGCCTTGCGAGCATCAAAATAAAAAAGACCATCGCGGAGTCCCGCAGTGATCTTTTGGTACAGCGTCCGGATCCACTTGCCGACGATGATCTCGCCGGTCTGGATCTTGTGGCTGTATTCCTGTATGTAGTTTGCGTAAGGCGTCATTTGTTCATCATCGCCTGCAATCGGCTCGCTTTTTGTGCGGGCGGCACCATATCGAGCAGCTGCTTGATTATGGCGTTGAGGTTTTTCGTCAGGCTGATATGCACGTCAGCCGCCGCTGCTTTTTTCAGCCCGCTCTGGTTCTCGCCGTTTTGGTACGGCTCGACCCATCCGCTCTCGTTCAGCTGCACCTCAAGGTCTTGCAGGCTGATCGTGATAAAGGCAGCGCGGTCGATTAAGGCAGAGCAGGTTTTCAGTTTGTTCTCTTCCAGGTCTTTAAAAACTTCAAACAATCTTTCGCGTTCTTTTTTGATTCTCGTTTCTTTTTTTGTTTTTGACAATTTACGCCACCCCCTTTATATTTATTTCAGAGTATTTTTTGACC